GTTGTTTTTTAGGAAGAAACACCTCAAGTTGATACTTCCACAAATCCCATTTAACACAGATGTTAAAGAGTTCCCACTAATGTGAGTTCCCTCTGTTGTGCCGATGAGATCACCATTGTAAGCGATAACAGCAAAAACCAGATCACCTGTCATGGCTTCCATGATTCGCAAGTCTTCTTCAGAATAGTCACATTCACGTGCAAAATCGATCAATACACGAAGAGCAGCAAACAACACTTGAGACGGTAATTTCTGATCATACTTTGCATAATCTCCCCCAATCAACCTATCTTTGCCATGTTTCGTAACATGTTCATGCAGTTGTTGCCATTCTTGACTATGACAATTCACACCAACGGCGCATTCTGATATTTTGGGATTGAATTGCAATACTCTCAATATCGGTAGGAAATACATCCTCACCAAAAATGTGAGAGTGATGGGATTGCCATAGAAAATTCTGCTCTTGGGTTTAGACAGAACTTCATCTTTCTTACAAGCTTTTGCAATTGTATATGCTCTTTCACCTCTTTTGTAGCATTCGTGACATCGTTCGATTTCTGCCATTATTTCTGGTACAAAAACCCTATTGCAGGGTTTGTCCTCTGTTGGAGGCAGTTCAACAACATACTCTCTCTTAGGACCACTTAATGGGAAACCTATAGATGTACTGAGTGCAATGGCATCCAGGAATTTCTTTCCTGGCACACCACACAAATTTTCGTGATACGTCAATTTCCGAGTTGACTTCCATAATTGGCTCCTGAAAATAGGCAAGAGTTCTCTCTTATAATCTTCTGCAGCACTGATCACTAAATCTGGTTCATAAGGTAGTGCTGGATGTGCAAGATTTGCAAGACACGCCTGCCAACCAAGATATTGTGGTTCAACGATCGGTCCACAATACACATTCGGTTGATTCATCACATCCATCACATGTTCACTGATTTTTGTCACTTTCACATTTGTCTTGAAGGTTGACATTCCTGGGCACTGTCCGTAATATTCCACCTGCGAGTGTTCTGGCATGTACCTCAAAGGACTCTTGTGGTGCAAATCTCCATCTCTCAACACTGTGATACCTAGAACTTGTGGTTCAAAT